ATTCTTGGAAACTGAAGGCTGCCCCTGCTGTATTAATGTCGTATGTTCCAGCGTCTAATGTAGCTGCTGCTGTAGCACTTGCTGGTGCAACTAACTTACCAAAGTGATCGTCAGCAGATGCAACTTTTATGTTTGAACCTGAAACGCTATATGAAGTAGCACCACGTTCAGCAACGGTATAAGCACCATCAACAGTAAGTTGGGTTGAACTGGTCATTTTGTGGATCATGTCAGCTTGTGCAGCTGGCATAAGTAATGCTGCGAGAAGAATTAATTTTTTCATTTTTTGGAAGAATTAGGGTCAACTTTGATAACGTCAGGTTTAGATGTGACGATTTCAAGTGGCTGCCTTATTATTATAGTCGAAACGCTACCAGAAGAGTTACCATTACTACCATTTCCATCTTCTT